ACAAAAGTAGTCCAATTACACCACCCTGTAGATAGAAGCGTGTTTGAGTTTAGATTAAGAAGTGCTAGCAGTTTTATACACTTTGCTGGCAAGCCTGCTATGCATGATAGGAACGGCACTGAAACGTATATGCAAGCCTGTCCTGACGGTACAATCATTACACAGTCAGATGACTTAGCTCATGAGATTAGACGCAACTATAGGCACTCTACGGTCTATACAAACGTATCTGACAATAAGCAGATGTACCAATATGGCAATATTTTTGTACTGCCACGCAGATATGGTGGTAACTGCTTGCCATTAAACGAAGCGTTGTCTAGCGGTATGCCTGTAATAATGACTGATATATCTCCTAACAATCACCTGCTACCGTCAGAATGGTTAATACCTGCTCATATTACTGAAACCTTTGCACCTCGCTTTGACATAGATGTATACGAAGCTAACATGCAATGCTTAGTTGAAAAGCTAGATTGGTTTAAAAATTGTAACATTGAAGAAGAAAGTAAAAAGGCTGATGCTATTGCAGATACTATTAGCTGGGATACTTTATTGCCGAAATATAATGAAGCGATAGAAAGCATACTATGAAAATACTAGCAGTGGGCATGGTAGAAGAACTTGCAAACATACACGAACAAATATCAAAACAAACAATACAGCCTGATGTAATAGATTTATACATTGATGAAGACCCTGCTGTAGGAATTAACAATCGCAGAAACAGAATTGCAGATAACATGCTACTGCTAAGAGAGAAAGTAATTGCTAGTGATGCTGATTTAATATGGCAAGTTGAGGGTGATGGAGTATTTGAAGATAACACCCTAGAAAGATTACTCGGGCATTATTTTAGAGGCAAAGATGGAGATGTTTATTCAGGTGTAGAAGTGGGCAGGCATGGCTTGTATTGTATCGGTGCTTGGCATATAAACGCTGATGGTACTGAGATACAAAGCGTAGACTATCAGCTAGAGGGCATACAGAAAGTAGATGCTATGGGATTGTACTGCTTTCTTACTAGCCGTAGAACATGGCTTAAGGGATATGCAGATTGGGAAGATGAAGTCTGGGGTCCTGATGTAAACTTCTTTCTAAGCACATCTGCTGACAAATATGTAGACATGGGTATACAAATAGGACATAAAGTTAAGAATGGTATAATAAGAGTTACAGACGAAAGCACCTGCAACGCTAAGTATTGGCTAGAGAATGGCAAATGGGAGTTTAAGCAATTATGAAGTTTATAGCTGAGATTATCAGAACAAGCCAAAGGAAACTAGCAAGCAACGATAATCAATACGAAATAGTATTCAGAACAGAGAACCCTATGCTACTAGACTTAGGAAAGCTCAATAGTGATACATTGGTAGAGCTAGACATAACCTTGTATAATAACACTGTGGATAGTAAACCTAAAGAAAATAAGGTATACCAACAGATATGACCGAACAAAATACGAACACCGATAGCCATAAAGAAGTAGTTAGATACAGATGGGAATATGCCAAGTTTTTAGAATTTGTTAAAAAGGGTAAAGTACAGCGAGCTATTATTTATGCAAAGGCATTACAGATAGACAGAAAGACTTTTGTACATTGGCTAAGTCAACCAGAACTGATGAATGCTATGCAGGAAAGCATAGACCAGTTAGTAGACGGTATGCAGAGAGCAGGCAAAGATGACTGGCGTATGTATAGGGAAATGTTAAAGCTGATAGGTGTAGATGATGAATCAAAGATTGACATAACATCTGGCGGTGAACCAATAAATGTTATTATAGAAAGCTCATATGGGAACAAACCAAACTTTAGACCAGACAATTCGGCTACCGAAACTTCTGAAATGGCAGAAGACCGTAGTAGAGAATCCAGCTAGATTTAAGATACTAAGATGCGGACGTAGAACTGGCAAGACTTACGGCATTATAATAGATAGTCTAAGCCTGGGTTTAAAGTACCCTAATCTTTCTTTAGCATATATTGGATTAACCTATGGGCATGCAAAAGATGTTGTATGGGAAGATTACTTATCTATCGCTAAGGATTTAATAGCTTATAAGAATAGCCAGGAGCTAATCATTAAATTGCATAATGGCTCAAGGATTAAACTTTACTCCTGGGATAGTGTAGACAACATGCTCGGTAAGAAGTACCACAAAGTATATGGTGATGAAGTCGCTGTTGCTAAAAACTTTAAAACAGCCTGGGATAACGTGATAGAACCAACCTTGCTAGATTATCATGGTGAAGCGTGGCTTACATCTATGCCTAGAGGCAAAGGGCATTTTAAAGAGCTGATAGATAAATCTAAAAGCAAAGATGATTGGCAAGACTTTCATTTTACTAGCTACGATAACGAATCAATCCCTAACGTAAAAGAAGATTTAGATAGGAAACGCAAAGATATAGCACCAAGCGTATTTGCACAGCAATACCTAGCTGAGTTTACTGATTTGCAAGGCAGGATATACACAGAGTTTACAAGAGATGATGCATTAGCTGAATGTCCGTTCGAGCCTGAGAGATATGGCTTTAGTGTAGACTTTGGCTATAATCACCCATTGGCGGCTTATGTATATGCAATAGGAAAAGATGAGCAGATACATGTTCTTAAAGAATTATACATGCGTAAGCTAGATGATAATATGCGTGTTAACGCTATAAAAGACCTTACAGCAAACTATGTTATTGATATAGCAGTTGCAGATTCAGAAGACCCGATAGCTATTTTACAGCTTAATAGAGAGCTACCATTTAAAGTAGATGCTGCAATCAAGGGCAAGGATAGTGTCTTGCAAGGGATTAACACAGTTAAATCTGCCTTTCATTCTGGGGAGCTTACTATTAACGATAGGTGTACTAATTTAATTGATGAGCTTGAAACATATGCCTGGAAGCTAGACAAAGACGAAAAGGAAACAGACCAGCCTATTAAAGATAATGATGATGCGGTTGATTCAGTGAGATACTTTGTTAGCAAGGTCAAGACTAGCATTATGATGACAATGGATGATATTTATATGTAATATGCTATTATAGCATTAGAACTCTATAAGAGTCATAAGCCGTAAAGGTTAATTATTAAATGAAGTTTAGCGACAGAGTAAAAGGTGCATACAAGGTACTTACTAGCTCAAATCTTAACAACAGCGTAACAGGTAAAGTATTACGCAATTATAACAAAGACAATCAATTTAACCCTGAACTACAAGTAAGGGGCATTACTTATAAAGCTATCGACAAGATTGGTATGTCGCTATCTATCTACCAGCCTATTGTTATACGCAAGTCAGGTGACGTAATAGAGAATCACCCTATTACTGCACTATTTAATCACCCAAACCCTATACAAAGAACTGCTACAGACTTTATACATTTATACGGTATGCTTACTGAAATCTATGGTGAAACATTTTGGTACTTAGCAAGGGGCGAATCTAGTAACAAAGTAAAAGAAATCTATCTATTAAACCCTGCACAGATTGAACTTAAAATGTCTGAGGGTGAAGTTGTTGGATATGTACTGCACAGAGGAAACGGCACACAAATACCCTTTGAATTAGAGGAAATCTATCACGATAAAAGACCGAATCCATTTAATGAACTTCGGGGTATGTCAGTACTAGAACGTGCTAGTCAGTATGTAGATATAGAACTTACTACAACTAGCTTTACATTGAACTATATGAAGAACAATGCTAGTCCTAGCGGTATTGTTTCGCTTCCTGATATGGACAAGGAAACATTTAGGCAGTTTGCTCAACAATGGCGTGAGGGCTATGAGGGTCCAGAGAATGCTGGAAAGACTGCATTTATGCGTGGTGGCCAGGCAGACTTTAAAGCTGTAGGTGCAACCCTGCAAGATGTTGACCAAGAGATTACTCGTAAGATGGCAGTAGCTGATGTATTGACTATGTTTGAAGTACCGAAGCCATTACTAGGCGGTACAGATAACAACGGCTTCGGGCGAGCTAACATTGAAGCACTATCATACATATTTAGCAAAGAAAAGATTGAGCCTATGATGCGTAGGCTTGACCGTATATATCAAGAGATTATTGCTTTGCAACCTCGAAGTGGTGCTGTTCAAGATAACAGTATTACAGTCACACATACATCTCCTATACCAGAAGATAAAGAATTTCTGCAGAAGCAAAACACTGAGCTTATTAATAAAGCACTGACAGTTAATGAAGTACGTGAACGCTTAGGCTTGCCTGCGTTTGAAGATAAAAAGTATAACGATATTATTACTCCAACTGTAGGGATAGCTCCTGCACCTGTACAGCAAAATGCAATAGTAGATACTGCTAAGAAGATAACCTTAAAAAAAGCACTTACTAAAAAAGAGCTATTACAAAAACAAGCTGTAGACAATGAAGCGTTTAGAAGCAAGATAATGGAAACAAAAGACTTGTATGCTCGCAAAGCCAAGAATG